ATCAATGGTTATCGCTCAGTACACTGGTGTATCTCTACAGAAAGATGATAGAGCATTCATCAGATATGATGAGTATACCAATACATTTAATCAAGCATCTCTAACAGATGCATTTGCAACAGTACCTTACCACACTAAGGGTGATGCATTCTGGAAGGATGACTGGAGAAACTTCCACGTTCGTGCATCAGATGATTCATTCATCCAGTGTGTTAGTATCTTCGCTGTTGGTTTCGCTGATCACTTCCTAATGGAAAGTGGTGGTGATATGAGTATCACCAACTCTAACAGTAACTTCGGTAATACATCACTCCATGCTATCGGTCATAAGGGATATGCCTTTAACCAAGATAAGGGTGGATATATTACTGACATCATTCCCCCTCAGGTTGTCTCCACTTCATCAGGAGATATTAAGAAAAATGCTTATTATACTCTAGATGTACAAGCATCTAATGATGTTGGCAACCATACTAAATTGTATATTGGTGATGACTTAGCATATGATCCTAAGAAACGTCCAGCAGCAACTATAGAAGGTTATCGTATAGGTGCTAAGTTAGATGATGAGATTAAAGTTAAACTTCAACCAAATGATACTGGTTATAATGAGTATAGTTCTACTTTAACACCAACTGGTTTTGATAAGTTTACTGTATCAGCAGAGGTATTGAACCCATCAGGTTATACACCTAATAATGCTAACCTTGATACTGCTAATAGGATTGAAGCAAATAAAGAATTCATTGCCTATGAAGCATATGGATATATCCTAGGTAAGTATCCTAATTTAAAAATTAATGATAACATTGAGATAGTTAAGTGTCGTAGAGATATTGGTTATCTACTTGGTGCTACTATACAAGATTTAAGATTGGGTGGTAACATTAATACTATTCAGGCTGCTGAATCTTATTATGTCCAGACTCAAGGAACCAGTGAACTTAGTTATATTACTGGTGAATTAACAGAAACATTAGAAGCATATGATTATGCTAGAGATCTAGCAATTGCTGCATCTCGTAACTTTGTGTACCTACGTCAGGGTTGTGAAACAGTTGCAACTTCTTCATTAGTTAATGTTGGTGACACAAGTGGTATCGTTCAAGGTATGACTGTTGCTGACTATGATCCTACTCAGTTCCCTAATGGACAGTTACAAGCAAATGCTACACGTCCTAACTCACCTGTTATTCCAGACAATACATTTGTTAAGCGTGTTGTTGACTCAGCAACTATTGAACTTGGAGTTAAGAATTTAACTGGAGAGAAGAAAGTATTCTCTAATCGTCATGGTGATGCTGCTAATTTAATTGAAGCAAACAGAGCATTCATTGCTGCTGAAGCATTTGATAGGATGTCAATTGACTTTCCTGGATATACTTCACCTACAGGATATACATCACAAGATTGTCTTGATGATATTTCTGATGCATTGAAAGCAATTGAACAGAACGTAGCATTTGGTGGTAATGCAGAGACATGGGATGCTGCATACCATTATGATAGTGGTGCTGTTGCATACTTAGATGCTAAGAAAGACGAAACTATACGTTGCTTTGAATATGCCAAGGATATGGCAATTCAGGTAATGCGTAAGGAAGATGTATTTGTTTTTGGTAGTCATGGATTAACTCAAGTTAAGACCACTGCACAACTTAACTCTTCTAATACTGCTATTGCAGATGCAAGTGATCCTATTACTAATGTAGCACCAGACCCAGTTAATGATAAAGCTGGTGATGCACGTAATTTAATCCTTGCTAACGCAGATCTTATTGCACATGAGTCTGTTGAAAGAATGCTTCTTCAGTCTTCTACAGAGAAGTTTACTCCAACTGCTGCTGCTTACAACCCTGCTAGTGGTGATTTAACACTGACTATTAATAGTCATGGACTTACAGGAGCAACAACTTTATCAGCATCTGACGCTGACTATACTGCAAGCACAGGTGTTCTTACAATTACATCTAATGGTCACAGCATGGTTGAGGGTGAAAGAGTTCACATCACTGATGGATCTCTTACATTTACATGTGGTATGGATAGTAATACTACCACACATGCATACCCAAGAGCAACTGACCCTGTATCTGGTAAATGGTTAGAGATTTCTAATGTAACTACCAATACATTTGATGTTCATGTTGGTGATTCACCTATAGTATCATTTACTCCTACTGATGCTGATTACAATCCAACAACAGGAGTTATGGAACTTACTGTTGGTGCTCATGGATTGACTGCTGGTACAAATATTAAGATTGCTCAGGATTCATTAATATTTACTTGTGATCAAGATAGTAATGCAACAAATCATACTTATCCAAGAGCAACAGACCCAATCATTAATGGTGTTGCTATTCAGTCTGTAACTGCTAATACAATTACAGTTCAGGTCTTAGCATCTGCACCTTCTACAAATGTCACAAACCATACATTTGTTAGTTCTTCTGCTAACTCAGTTGTAACTGGTGGTGATTATGTACACCAATTCTCAACTGCAACTGCTAGTGGTATTAAGAGAGAGAATGATGCTATTAGAATTGATTACAATGCTTTAACATTCACTTGTGGAATGGATGGTAATGGTAGTCAGCATACTTATCCTCGTGTAAGCGATCCTGCTGGTGGTGCATTACTTGCTATTGGAGATACAACTGCTAATACAGTTACAGTTAATGTAGGTAAGTCAGTAGAGAAGACTTATGATGTTGGTGATGCTACGTACAATCATACAACTGGTGATCTAACTCTAAGTATAAGCAACCATAAACTATTAAAAGGACAGAGTATTAGACTAGCTGATAATTCTATCACATTTACATGTGGACAGGATGCTAATGCTACTAATCATTCTTATCCACGTTCAACTGATCCAGCATATCAGACAGCGTTACCAATTACATCTGTTGGTTCATCAAATCATACAGCAACTGGTGCTACATACGAACCTTCAAATGGTGTTCTAGAATTAACTGTAGCAAATCACGGTTTTACAAACGGAGATCGCATAAAAATTTCTGAGGGTTCTTTGACCTTCACATGTTTGTTTGATAATAATCTTACAGAACATGCATATCCAAGACTTAGTGATCCTAAGAATGATAAGTGGTTAACTGTATCAGATGCAACTGTTAATACTTTCAAAGTTAATGTTGATGCAGCAGGTGCTGATCAACAGTATACTCCAACAGATGCTGCGTATGATCCTGCAACTGGTGATCTAACTCTTACTATTGGATCTCATGCATTATCACAGGGTGATGGTATTACTATTGATAATGATTCGTTGTCATTCACATGTACAATGGATGGTAATCAAGTTGCTCAGACATATCCACGTGCAGGTAAAGATCAGGCATCAGGAAGATCTCTTCCTATTAAATCTATAACTGGTACATCAGTTACAGTTGATGTAGGTGTGGCAGGTTATGATAAGTATTTCCAACCTACTGCTGGAACATATAATGCTGCTACTGGTGAGATGGTTCTTACTGTAGGACAGCATGGACTTGCAGTTGGTTCTGACATTACTCTTAAAGATAATTCTCTTACATTTAGTTGTGATAAAGATGGTAATGCAACCAATCATTCCTATCCTCGTCCTGGTACTGACCCTTATGCTGGTAAGTCTATAGCTGTAACAGCAGTTGGTTCTACATCACATACTGCTACTGGTGCTGTATATACTCCTACAACAGGAGCATTGTTACTTTCAATTGCTAATCATGGATTCTCTAATGGAGACTACATTCAGATTGCTGATGACTCACTCACATTTACATGTGAATTAGATGGTGATACCGCACAGAAATCATACCCTCGTACTGGATTTGATTATCCAAGTGGAAGATGGTTGAAGATTTCTAATGTTGTTGCCAATGCTTTTGAAGTTAACGTTGGTATTTCTTCTGATACATCCAACCATTCATTTGTTTCAGCAACTGCTAGTGGTATTACAAGACAAGATGGAACATTTACAATCAATGTAGGTTTTGATGCTGATGCTAACAATCAGTATGCACATACATTTGTTAGTGCTCTTGCTGATGCTGTTGAGTATGAACCACAGTCTTTACATACATTTGTAAGTGCTGGTGCTAACTCAGTAAAACATCTTCCTCAATCTGCACATACATTCAAGAGGGGTGCTACTGGTGGAATACTTAAGCAAGGTGGAACCATTACAGTTAATGTTAATGTAGGTGCATCTGGTCAACAGTATCCACATACATTTGTGAGTGCTACTAGTGGTGCTGTAATATCTGGTGGACAATATCCACACACATTTGTATCTGCTGTAACTGATTCAATTCATAAGATATTCTATGTTGGTGGAACTAATCCTGCTTCTAAGATCTATCATAGTAAGGACTGTGTTGATGATGTTGTAGATGTATTGAAAGCTGTTGCAGATAACGTAGCATACGGTGGTAACGATAAGACATGGGATGCTGCTTATTCATACAAGACTGGTAATCATGTTGTTGGTGAAGAATCTGAGACTAATGTAGTCTTTGATTATGCTAAAGAGTTAGCTGCTCTAGTCAGCAGAAATCAGAAGATCCTTACGATTGGATCTCATGGTCTGACTCAAAGTATTGATAGTCAAATTACAACTGACTTTGCTCAAACTGCTGATAATAAGGGTGGTGATGCATACAATTTGATTCAATCTAATAAAGAATTTATTGCAGAAGAAGCATACGAAAGAATGATTCTTAACAATGCTGGATTCTTACCACCAACAGGTAATCCACAGGATTGTATTGATGATATTGCTGATTTTGTTAATGAAGTATCATACAACGTAGGATTTGGTGGTAACGATAGAACTTGGGACATGGCAAATCTGTATGTAACAGGTGCTCATGTTGCTGGTGAAGAAGAACAGACACTTGCTGCATTCAAGGATGCTACTGAAATAATGATTCAGGTGATGAGAAATGAAAAGGTTCTCGTTATTGGTTCTCATGGTGGCACACAAACATATGATAATAGTATTACATCGTATGTTGCTAATCCAATTAATAATAAGGTAGCTGATGCAAGAGATTTGATAATTTCCAATAAAAATTTCGTGGCAGAAATTGCTCTTGGAAGGATGATTGCACAGTATCCTTCATACACATGGCAGACTGGTTATAGTTCTACTGATTGTCTTGATGATCTTAAGGATGTTGTAGATGTTGTAGCACATAACTTAGCATACGGTGGTAATGATCGTGTATGGGATGCTGCTAACATGTATGTTGCTGGTGCTCATGCTGCTGGATCAGAGAATGAAACAATCTATGCATTCAATCAGGTTCGTGACCTTATAAGACAGGTCATGACAAATGAGGCAGTTACAGTTGGTGGTCATACATCACTAGCACAAGCAACTGATACCTCTATTACTGATGGTGTTACTAATGGTGATTGTGATGTTCCAAAAGCAACTGTAACTTCTTTAGTACAGATTCTTACTAATACTATCAGCACACCTTCTTCACTACTCAGTGTTACACGTACAGGTGCTACTTACAAGTGTCCTACTGTAGAGTCTGCAATTAATACATTATCTGACATTGTTACTAATGCTATATCAACACCTGAGAGTCTTGCTCCAATAGCTAGAGTTAGGTCTGCTGGTAAGTGTGAGGATGTAAGAAATTCTATTGATACGTTGTTTACTATCATTCAGAATACTATTACTACACCAACTTCACTTAATAGTATCACAAGAAGTTCTTCTAATGGTTCTTGTCAGAATGTAGCGTCTACTATTAGTACTCTGTTTGGTATTCTTACAACAACTATTAATGATGTTACATCAGCTAACCCAACAGGTTATCTTAATAGTATAGAGAGAAAAACATCACCAGAGGGAATTTCTTTCGGTGCATCAGTTAATCCTAATACAACAACTACAAATAGTTACCTCTGGTTTACTTTACCAGAAGGTATATACGCTGATCCTACTCTATTCACACCGTCTACTGATACTTCAATCACTATTGATGCAGGTTATCCACAGTGTAATAGTCAGTCCGATGCTGTTCGTCAGTTCTTTGCTAACATCAAGACTATTATTCAGAATGGTTTGAATAGTGTTCCTAGAGCACAGGCTGCTAGTGTTGGTGCTCTTTCAAATAGAGCAACACTATGGAAGATTGCTGGAACTAACCCACATGGTTTAGAAACTGGTACTGCTGTACGTCTTGTTCCAAGACCTAAAGCTGGTTTTGATGTTGATAAGCGTAAGGTAAGACTACCGAATGGTTTTGAAACTAACGAGAAATATTATATCATAGCATCTGGTAGAAATACATTACCAGAAAATTACTCTGGTGTGTCACAATTTGATGGTAGTGAGAACTCTCAAGTATACTTCATGTTGGCAAGCAGTATAGAGAATGCTGCTGCTGGTATCTATCTACACTCTGCTGAAGTAGAGGCAATAGATCCTTATGTAGAAATTGATGTTTATCAATTCATACTTGATGATAAGTATGATTTACACCAGTATGGTTGTAAGATGGATGGAACAGTACCATCTGGTATCCGTACAGATATTCCTCACATCTTTGACGTTCCTCATTCAAATACAGGATCACCTGCTAAGCCACCTACAGCACATAAGGTATTCTTTAGAGAAGATACAGATAACAGCAAGAAATTACCTTCAGTTTCTGGTACATATGCTTTTGACCCTGCTGTTACATTCCAAAGTGGATCTAAGCAAGGTAAGATTAGGGATGATAAGTTCTTCTATGTAAGATATGATAATTCTAAGGTATTCACAGTCTATAAGACAGCAGAATTAGCAGTACAAGGTCAGATTACTATTGACTTTGCACCTGATAGTGGTGGTACTTATGGGTTCTTTGTGTTTGCTGATAAGCGACAGTCTCCAATGAGATTTGATCCATCATTTGACAATCCAAATATAACTGAGATGGGTAAGTGGTACTTAAATGTTAAACCTAACTCAGATGGAGCTAACACCAATACATCTATGGAGATATTGGCTAGACTTCATACTCAGGCATACAATCAGAACTCTGGACAAGATAAGACCAATGACACTTGGTTTGAGAGAATTACTGATGACAGAGAAGCTGATGAGCGTATCTATCGCTTCCGTTATGTTATTCCTAAGTATCTTAAGTCTGTTCGTGATCCTCTAAATGGATTTACCATTAAGGTACGTAAGGATGAGACTAGAAAACTATTACCACAGAAGATAGTACTTAAACCTATTACTGGAACAGCAGTAGCACAGTTCTCTAACCCTAATCAGTCTAACGAAAAGATTGGTTCTACTCAAGCAGATTTTGATGATCCAACAAATAATATTAACGAAGATAATCAGTATGATCCATACAGAAAGGTTCTAGATAGTGATCCTGTTGGATCTACATTTACTAAGAGAATTGCTACTACCAATTATATTGGAATGACAGTTCAGTCTGGTAATTATTTCACTGAACAATCTAGTGGTGATACTCTTCTTGAGTTGACAGTATTTGATCCTAGCATTGATAATGCTGCACTTGCTAATGAAAAACTAACAACAGTTAAGATTACTGCACCTGAGGGTGGTAGTACTGCTACTGGATTTACTTTCAGTAAGGATATTAAGCAAGATGATAATACACAACCTACATTTAATAAGGTTGTTTGGAATGCACCTCATGCTACTGGATATGCTTATATTCATGCTGTTTGTGAAGTTCCTGGCACTCCATCTGAGTGGCATTTAATTCTTAAGGGTGTTGTTAATACAACAGGTAAACTTTTGTTCTCTGAATCTGATAACATTAGATTTGAGCAGGGTACAGTTTATGCAGACCTTAAGAGTGATCCTGACGGTGGCAAATCGCTTGATACAAAAGATCTAATCGCAAAAAATTTGCCCCAGTATTATTACAAGCAATTAGCTGCATCTGTTTATACACTAACACCTGGTGATATTATTCCAGATGATACTGGTAATCAATACCGTATTGTATCTGTAGAAGATGTTGGTGAAATTGATGATACATTCTATATCTTTAATGTTCAGGAAATTAAGAAACGTATTTTTGAGCAACAAGAAGGTGTATACTATATCACTGCTGTTCGTGGTAACCATTCACCATTCCCAACAGGTGCTGGTAACCAAGGCAACTTTAGAAACTTTAAGTTCTCTCAACCAATTAGTAAGTTATATCCTCTTAACTATAAGAATGACCCTCTTTGGTATCAGCATCCTAAGTTAGAACCTGCTGCAATTGATCCACCAGCAACATACTCTGCTGCTGATAACTACGTTCATGGTTTAGTTAAGGTTAATGACTTTAAGGGATCAATGACCAAGGAAGCAGTCGTTGATTTTACAAACACATCAGCACTGGTAAATTACAGTTATACAGGAACTAATGCTCTTAAAGCACAGACAGGTAATGCTTCGTCTGGTTCAGAAGATCGTTTAATTCCTATTACTGGTGATAATACAGTTCTATCACGACAGAAACTATATGTTGAACTTAGAAGACCATCTATAGCACGTGCTGGTAACCATACGTTTGAATATCTTGGTTTTGGTCCAGGTAACTACTCAACTGGTCTACCTGCTAGACAGGAAGTTGTTCTTACTACAACTCAAGACTTCTATGCACAGTCTAAGAAGCAAGATGGTGGTTTAGTATTCTACACTGGTCTTAACTCTAATGGTGACCTATACATTGGTAACCGTAAGATTGATGCTATTACAGGTGAGGAAGTATTCCTAGAAAGAGCAGCATTAGTTGATTCTGAGGATGATGGAGAAGATTTAGGAAGTCTTGTTACAACCTTTGATACTCCTGTAACATTCAATAAGAATATCACAGTCAATGGTGGTGATGATCAGAACATGGTCAATAGGTTCAATTCTCCTGTTGAAGTTAATGTTCTTGGAACTATAGGCAAGGATGCTTTAATCATACAGTCAAATGTTAGTACCAATGCTGCTGATAATGAAGATCAGTCTCTTGATAGAACTGCTCAGTTCCTTAATGGAGAAACTAAGGGTGATGTAGTAATATCTAAGAACAGAGTTGCTGCATCTATATTCCAGTTTAACCCACGTGGTTCAAATGGTGCTGCCCAAGGATATAGAATTCAGAATCATGTTGTTGGATTACTTGGATCTAATGTAACACCAAATCAAACTGCTTTGGTTGTTAATGGTGGTAGTGCATTATATCCAGAACAGAATGTATCTTATAGTTTTGCTGGAGCACCTCTAACTGGAGATATGCTTCTCAAGGGTGAGGAAGTAGGTAAGTCTGGATCACTTGGTTGGATATATGCTAATTACTATGCAGATGTCGCTAATGCAAGTGTATACTCTCTACAACCTGAATCAACTTCAGTACCAAGTAGAAAGATTAGAATATATTGGAATGGATTGACTAACCAATCTATTGGTCTTACCAGTGGTTCTCAAATTAGAATCAATGGAATGCTTGATAGTGCATTCAATGATACATTTAATATTCTACCAGGATCATTTGATAAGACAAATACTTGGGTTGAATTTAATTTAGATATTGGTAATGAGAGAACTGATATTTCAGGTGATGTTGTAAGGTTATGGTCAACAGAAGTATCATTAAATAATCCTTCGTTGTTGATGGAATACTCTAACTCTTCTTGGAAGGAGTTTGGAGTTATTGGTGCTGAAGCTATTAGAGCTAATGTAGATTACCTTGGTGAATATAAACTTGGTATCAATACAGTTGCACGTGCTGAACATCAATCTGCTAAGAATGCTTGGACTGAATTAGCAACCGAACCACGTGCTAACTTAGATGTTGTTGGTACAGCATTTATTAGTGGTAAGACATTTGATAATACTAATTGGTTAACAAATAGTGTATTAGGAAATAGAACTGAATCTTCTGTAGATAATGCATTCTTAGTTGGTGGTGACAGTAGACCAGGAGTTGATGCTAACAATGTTCCTTTACAGGATAATGAAGCAACTCTAAGAGTTTCTACTACTAATGGTGGTCGTGTTGGTATTAATGTAACCAATGGACAATTAAATGGTACTGCTGATACTCGTTTCAATACAGCACTTGCTGTAGATGGTAGTGGGTATATCAGTCAGAACTTACGTGTAGAGAATGATCTAGCGGTCAATGGTGGAGGCGGTGGTAACATTGCTAACCTCACAACTACTATTGATACTGGTACATTTGAGTTTGTTAATGATACTACATTCAAGGGTATTGCAGCAACTTCTAGTGTTGCAGGTACTAATGGATTGAAGATGGCAGGTTATCTCCATAATATTGAGATAGGTAATGCCACAACAGATATACAAGACATCAAGATTGGTAATACTAGTGAATCAAGTACTATTACTATTGCTGATACTGTAGATGGAACTATAGCATCTGGTGCTAGTGCTGGAACTAATGTTTCGTTGGTCACTATTGGTGGTGCTTATAACAGTGTTGAGTCTGCTTCTGAGACTAGAATAGGAACTAAGAGTTTCAAAATAGATGGTGATGTTTGGTTAGGATGGAGAAGAACTCCTACTGATCTTTCTCAGACTGTTGACTTTAAATCTAAGGCTACAGTAGTTAATTTCCTTTCTAACTCTGGTGGTCCTTCCACAGTTAATCTTGCTACTAAAGCATCTGAAATTAATATCGCAGGTCAAGGTGGTACAACAACTGTTAATAACTCATTTGAGGTAAAAGCATCTGCTAAGTTTAATTCAAATGTTGAATTGTGTGGTGGTAATTCTTCTGGTTACTACCTTGGTAATAGAGGTCAACTTGGAACTAGTATTACTAATCATGTTAATGGTCTTACTGCTGATCCAGAGAATCCAGATAAGAATGTTGATCTAGTTAATGTATTAGTCACAGGTCCTAATGATCCTGGTTATAACCAGATTAATACTGCTGGTTACAACTACTGGGGTAGCGTTTACTTCCGTCTTGCTAAGACTCAAGTTGGTGGTATACCAGAGGTTGCACCACAAACTCTTCCAGAAATACCAGAATCAGAGAATTGTTTCTATTTACCATTATTAAATCGTTGTGATGATTACTACGCTGTTGGTGATTATATTTTAATCAATAGTCCAATAGTTACTGGTGGTCATCCTGAGATAGTTGAGGTTGTTGAGTTAACTAGAGCATCTATCGCTCCTTTCTGGATAAAGGTTAGAAGAAATCCATTAGGAGACTTTGCTGCTGATGTTAATTCTCATTTAGACTTTACAGTATTGTATAAGTGTGAGATTCAGTTCAATTCTACTTGGATAACACAGGATCTTGACAACACTGGACCACAAGATGATGTATACCTTGCAGAGTTTGGTGGGGCATTAGATACTGCTGATTATATAATTGTTGGACGTGATGCTCTAGGAACACTTGGTGAATTTATTAAGATTGCTGAGATTAAGGATGAGGTAGCACAGGTATTTACTATTAATGACTGTAATGATCCTGATCCAAAAACAGTATTTGAAGTTAATTCTGTAACTGGTGACACATATGTTGGTGGTAAACTTACCATTGATAATTCTGTATCTCTAAATGGTGGATGTGGATCAACAGTTAGAACATTTGGTACTAATGCTACATCATCATTCATAGGTGATATAATTGCTGAGACTGGTACTGTTAATGCTACTGGTATTAGTGGTATTGATACTGATGATATTGCTAAGTTACAAATTGGTGATATAGTTAAACTTACATCATATAATAAGGATCAAGTACCTATACTACCAGTAAATACAAGGATTACTGAAATTGATGACACTTCTATTACACTCAGTAATGGAATAGGTGCATTATCTGCTATTAATAATTCTTCGTTCTCTGCTTCTAAGAATGAAGAGGTAACGATTACTAATGGTTCTAATCAAAATTCATTGTATCTTGATACATGTACTGCTACATTAGAAATAGGTAATCAGCATAGAAGAATACAGGTAACTAGATGTCTTCCTGATATACAAGATGCTGCTGATACAGAGACAGCATATAGATCTGTCAAGGAACATATAAGAGCATATTCTTATTGGTTGGATCCTAAGGTTCTTCAGTCAAATGGACCAATTACAGCACTGTCTGCTAATGCAACTACTGGTACTGTTCCTGGATCTGTTTACTTACCAGTTTCACAACTTGGTGTTTCTGATGGTTTATTCTTAGTTGGTGATCTTGTCATCGTTGGTGATGCTCAAGATATTGCTAACAGAGGATTAAATGCATCTGGTGAGCAGATCTTTGAAATAATGAAGATTGAAGGTGTTGATGAAGTTAATAAGGTTCTTAGATGTTCTCCTGCACAAGAAGGAACAACAGCACTTGCTTTGAGTAATTACACAGCAGGTTCTGGTAATACTACTGTAATGAGAATACTGAAGCATCCTGAAAGTTCTGCTGTATATGATATTCAATCTAGATCAAGGAGTATGTCTGGTGTTGATGTACCATATGTTTCTCTCATCTTGGAGAAGGGATATATTGTACAGACTAAGCTAGATTATGCTAACTGGGTAAGGTTCCATGACACTAGAACAACTGGTACATTTGATGATGCATTCTTCTATGTTGGTGATGATATAAACAGCACTGTTAACAAGGGTTGCTTGTTTGGAACTGTTCACCAAGATGTAATGAATGAGTTCACTCATGCTGGTGTGGTTCCACATCAAACTGGTGATCTTACGGTTAACAAAGACCTTACAATGATTGGTGGTGACATCACTGTATATGATTCTGTTAAGAAGACAAAACTATTTGCATTCAGAAATGATGATGGTCATGCTGATCACGCAGCAAATATAGACTTTGAAGCAGGTGTCATTGGTAGAGGTACTATTACTCTCTACTCTACATCTTGCCCAGAGAACGTAGCAGTTAATAGTTGTGATCCATCATTCTCTGTTGACGTATTCAAGAATGTTGTTGCTGGTAGTACATTCACTGTTACTGGTGAGGTAGTTCAGTCTCCAACCAGAACACCTAAGTTAACTATTGATAATTTGGGAGTTAGTGGTGCTAACAAGTATGTCATTAACCAAGACCAATCAATTGATGCATTTGGTATTAACAACTTCACAACTAAATCTGGTGGTCGTCATGCTAGATATATTGCTACTGGTGCGGATGAGTCTGATAAATATTTAACAGCGAATATACAATACTTTGCTAACATAGCAAATGGTGATACATTTGTTGTTTATTTACCTGATAATCCTAATAGTGGAGATGAGGTTAATATAATTGATGTTGGAGGTAATCTAACATATAATACATCACTTGTTGTTAGAGCACAAGGTACTGGAACAAGAGTTCAGGGAGATGCAGAGGGAACAAGTCTAGGTATTGAAGGAACTACTACATGGGGTTCTGGTGAATTGGTTGTACAGACACCCAATGCTGCATTTACTCTAGTATATCTTGGAGGAACTGATTCTGATAATAATGTAGTTGGTGGATCTGTTACTGGTTGGTGGCTCAAGGAGGTTTAATCAATGGCAAGTTATAATCGTATCAAGGCAGCTCAACATATGCCTATCGGTACTATCATGCCTTGGACAGGTAGTTCTGGTGTTACCGATGAAGGTATACCGACTGGATGGTTGATCTGCAATTCTTCTAAAAAGGGTATGTTTGCTCGTGATTATCCTCTTCTTGCTAGGATAGTTAAGAATACATATGGACCATTTCCAGATAATGTAGGACAAGTTATTGGTGTTAATTTAGGGATAGTGAATGATTTTCCATATAATCCACCTATAGGACATCCCGATCATGATGATACTAAACATGTTGATGTATTTGATTTACCTAATTTGAATCAGATTGCTTTGGTTGATATTGAACCAACTAGAATACCTAATGATGCTTTAGCTGTTATTGGTGATTTTATTAGTACTAATGGTTCTACTGAAGGAAAACAAGCAAAAACTTTAGTTAAGACTGGTATTGATTTAATATTTGATATTGAACCATCAAATGAACTTGCTGGTAGAATAACTGGTCTCCTAATGGAAGAACCAGTATATTTTACTAGTGTATACACTGTTCCTAGAAAATTGGGGATAGATCATACACCAGCACATATTCATAGACCAGCAAGTGATGATTCTTTTGATCAGTTCTTGAGTGCATTTCCACAAGCATCTCCTGTATTGGAATTTGTTCCAGGAAGAGCATTGCGTAATAATATGGCAAAGACTAGTTCTGTAGCACCAGTTGGACAGAAGAATAATGCTGATCCTGCACATTCTTTTACTTCACCAGGAACCGCAAGAGTTACTTGGTATGATCAAGTAACTAATAACAGTCATTTAGGTGGGGAGACTCAGCAAAATGTACAAATTAATAAGACTAAATTACCAGACACACAAGTTTATCCTGGAAATCCTGCTCAGGTAAGAAATATACCAGTAACACTCGCAATTGAAAATTCTTATGATGATGATTATAGTGGTGTTGCAGATGTTGCTTCGGATGCTTTAACTGGGGCATTCCCACCACCAGGAAGATATAGTGGAAGAAGAAATTATTATGCTTCTCCAGACATACCTGTTGCTCATAGAGGATCTGGTATGGGTACTGATTATATTGATGACATGGTATATGATGCTGCTACTACAAGTCAACCTATAAATACTAATGGTCCATTTGATCCTGCTGTAAATACTGGTAATACATTTACTACAACTCTTAATCATGATCATGAAAGATTTGCATCACAAAGTTTAAGATCCCATAGACATGATGCTATGGAGGTATCAATGCGTAAAGGAAGTTTAGGAATATCAACAACTACTTTAGTTAATAATGTTTCAACAGGAACCACATCACCAGTATCAGTTGATAGTGCTATGACAGTAACTATTAACCCAAATACACCATCACAAACAATGATTTATATGATGAGGGCTTGGTAATGGCAGTATTCTACAATAAACAAAAAGGAATACATGGATCATTAACTGGTACTATCATATCATTTCCAGTAGAAGTTGACACTGAAAATCCTGCTGCTTCTGTTGCTACAAATAAGTTACCAGCAGGTTATTTAAGATGTGATGGTAGAGTCTTAACTTCTGAAGATTATCCATTATTAGCAATTGTTTTAGGTACAGGTGACGTATCTAAGTTCAGGAAATCTACTCAAGCATTATCCATTGATCAGTTTCAATTACCTGACTTGAGAAGTAAGCATATAAGAGCAACTACATCATCCAACATTGGTACATTTAATGATTTTACTGTAACAAATTCTGTTGGTAATGAGGAAGTAAAATCAGGTGTTCAATTAGATGTCTTGATGAATGTTGACACTCCATTTACATTAACATATAATGGATCATTTTATATTCCACCACAAACACAGGCATTAAGAGGAGAACCATCCTTTGCTGTTGAGACAGGTTCATATACATTCTATGCTGAAG